GTGCAAATTACAATAAGTTACGGGGCGATGGGCGTACCGATAACTGTAGTAAAAAATGTAAGCATATCAAATAAGGAGAGTATATGGAATTAGTTTTACTTGGTGTGGGCGGTCTATTATTTGTTGCCTGGTTGTTTGTAAAGACCAGATTGAAACGTGAAGAGTTCCCAGCAGAGGAGTCCAAGAAAGTTGAAGAAGTAGTCCAGGCACCTGTTGCTGAGCCAGCAAAGCCCAAAAGAAAGCCTAGAGTGGTGAAGAGCACCCCTAGGACGAGGAGGAAGGTCTAATGTGGCAATATACCTACTATGATTCAGAATGGGCTGTGGATGATAGTGGCCAGAATTACATTAGGTGCTTTCCAATAAAGTCTGAATGGACATCAGAAAAGCGCGAAGACTTTGAGAAGAGGCTGGGGCATAAAGTCCATCGTACCGAATTTAAGCTATTGGTAATTGATGGAGGTAAAAAAAGACTTCGAGGTTTAGCGGGCAATTAACGATTCTGGAAAATAAAAAGCCTCCCGAAGGAGGCTTTTAAATTCAATAATGATTTCAATATATTAGGGGTTAAAGATACTAACAGCGTCACCACGCTCGCTGTTCGGAGCACCTTCACGCTGAATAACCTTACCAACAAAGCTTGCGCTCCATCCAGTTACGTCACGAGATCCAATTGCCTCATTCCAGTTAGTGATTTTAGCACCAACAATCGTGGCAATGGTCTGGCCTGTTTGACGATCTTCAACAGTAAGAGTAAGTTCTTCTTCAGTCAAGATAGCCTGTACAAGCGAAACTAAACTGCCAGCCTGAAGCTCAGGAGGCTGTCCGGGAACTCTGAATCCGCTCAAAGATCCGCTTACAGAGATCCCTACGATAACATGGTCCTGAGTAAGTAAATTGCCCAAAACTTGGATGTCGCTTCGTTGATAAGTTTGCTCGTAGCTAATTTGGCTACAAGTTACTAGCACCTTGCCGGAAGTGGCGTTTTTAACAATCGCCCGTGCTCCAGTCATTGTAATGCTTTGTGCCATGTTCTATTTCTCCTTAAGCAGCCTGTTGCACGCGAGAAGCTGTGATGTTGACCAGAGCAAACTCGATGCCTTCAGCAATAGTTACGTTTACATCTACGCGGATCTCAGATCCGTTGATTCTTACTACAAGGGCCTTAAATCCAAGACCTTTATTTGTGTCATCCCCAACCAAGATCCCTTGGTTTTTAAGGTCAATGAGTCGGGCCACAAGCGCGTTCTTAACAGACTCAGCACTAAGCTCAGCATTCGACAATCCAATGAAGTTGTTTTCAAGGAAGGATCGAAGCGACTTAGAAAGCAAGTCTGCTGTATATTGAACGCCCAATCGGCTGTAATACCAAGCAGTTCCATCGCTTCTTAGGTATGTGGAATTTCCAAGTAATACTCGGAAACCGACGCCAGGAACCTCTTGAATAAATACAAGACCAGCATCAATAGCGTCTTCGGATTGAGCAATTGGGTCAAAATCATTGGCCAATTGTCGGACACCGTTGACAGAGATTGTTTTGAAAGTAACTGGACGGCTTGGAACAGGTACGCCCGATTGCATACCGGCAATACCAGCAGCAAACATCCAGGGTTGGAACCATTTCAATACGCCTTGGCTATCTGGCAATTTGATTTGCTGGAATACCAATACCGATCGGTTAGAGGCAAGGTTGAAAGCTTGCTCTTTTACATCAGCGTAAGCAGCTTGTCGGCTAAGGATAGCGATTCGCTCTTTGCGCTGTTTAACGCCGGACATAAGTACGCAGTGCGACTGTGTCGAGCTATTGATTGATTCAATTTGGTAAGTCGATGAGCTTTCAGTTTCACCGGCCAAGATGTCTTCAGTAGCGTCTCTTGAGAAAAGAGGCACTACAAAGGCAGCATCAGGAATCTTTTTAGCGGCTTCAAGTGCGCTAGCAAATTGAGCAGCAGTAGTTCCACCCCTAGATCCGCCAGCAAAGAAAGTCTTGGCTGTGTTAGCAGGTAGTCCTTTGTTGATACCAGATCCGTCTTCAAAGCTAACTAATTGACTGGCATCAAAAAGCTGCTCTACGTCATAATAATCAACCTTAACTCGACCTGGACGAATGCTTGCGGAAAACTCAGCGCAAATGCCAAGAGCCGAAACCTTGTCCAAAGCAGAAGGAGGGAGTAACCCGATAGCAGTATTAGGAGCAGCGCAGCTATATCCTGTTTGAGTAGCTATAAAAGCGGCCAAATCATTAATGGTCGCATAGTCAGCTAGGTTAATTGTAAGGTTGGAGCCAGAACCACCAGTGACAGTAGTAGTAAGCTGTGTTGCGTTAATGGTCATTGTAGCAGTAGTGCCCAAGTAACCAATGCGCATTCCGACCCGTCCACCGACCGCATTTTCTTCGGTCTCTTCGGTGTCCATTCTGTTTATAGTAATTAGTCGCTTCAATTCAGCACTGGATGTGATAAGCTTCGGAGTGCCGGAAGTCGATATGCTCGTAATAGGGGCGGTTGTGCCGGAAAAAAGAGTAGATTGAAGCAAGATAGTATTGATGTTGACTACACCGCCACCGTCATAGATTTCTAAGGTAGCAGCAGATCCGTCTTGGGTAGCTGTGCCGGAAGCAATTTCTACGGCTTCGTAGGCTTCGCAATCGGTAGCAGCGGCAATAGTTGTGGCGGCAACGGCAACAGGAGCGCCGGCAGTAACTTTGCGGGCATTGATTGAGCTAATTGTAGCCGAGGTGATTAACCACCAGCCCACGTTAGCATTACCAGTTCCGGCAATTACAGATCCGGTTGGGATACGGAAAGTGTCACCAGCTTGTGGTAGTTCGTCAAACTCACCGGTACCAGTACCACCCTGAATAAGATTGATTGTGGCATTTTGGCCAGACACGGATACAACTGCCAACTGATCTTGTCCTACGCTAGAAGTTTTAATAATGTTTCGATCAGTTCCGCCAGTTACAGTCAACCCAGTCCATGTAAGTGCTTGAAATGCATCAGGAGCAAGATCGGCAGATACGGCTTGAGTGATTTCAGCTCCGCCGTTGATGCGGTAAGCGACAACAGATCCAGAAGCAGCAGGTATATAAGTAAAGGAGCCGGTAGTTGGTTTAACTTCGGCTTGATCAGTTGCGATAGTAAGGTTAAGTTGGTTGCCGCCTTTTCCATAGGCAAGGGCTTTCAGTGTTCCGTAGTTTGCAGCAAGAGCTAGCTCGGACTTGGTCGAAGCGTTGGTTTTGATAACGTAAATTTTTTGCATTCCACCAGGAACCCGAGGGTCGCCGGATGGGGCCAATCCAAATCGAGCAGCATCTACGATACGGCCAGCTCGGTATTTAGAAACTAGACTTTGAAAACCTGCGGGAGAAAAGGAATTATTTAATAGATTATCCTCGGCAGTAAAAGGTGCTCCTTCGTCTGCTTCTCCAATTAAAATTACAGTGCCAAGACCGTTGAGTCCCTGGCCTGCCGCAATTTCAGGCTTAATATTTGTGTATGCGCCTGGCTCTACGATTCGAGCACCAGCAAATCCTACTGATACAGACATTTAAATATCTCCTTACGCTGAAGTAATTGCAATATACTCAGTTGCTTTTATTATAGCACGTCGATCTATGGGTCAAACTTAGCAACGGTCATTTGACCTGGCTTTCCGGCCAACAAATCTTCCTCCACCTGCTCAACCGTAGGCTCTACGATACCTTCGCAAGTTCCTAGTCGTACAGGGGCAATAAATAGTTTTAAGACATCAGGGACCAGCGAGCTTCCCCTTATGAAGGTGTACTGAACCCGCCAGCGGATATCTATCTGACGCATAGCAACATATTCCGGTTCCATACTAGGGTCTCTTTGTAATGCGGCGGCATTAAATATGGATATCTGGAATCCTGCCTCCTCTAACTGGGGCTTAACTGATTGAAGGATGTAGGCAATGGCCAAATAGAGCCAATACGCCTTGTTGTAGCTAGGTGCTTGAATTAAAATGGATAAGCTTTCGTAATACCAAATGATGCCCCTGTGCTGAAGTTTGTAGTCTACAAAGCTCACGATCCTTAGATTAGATAGACTACTAGGCTCTTTGCCGTCCTCTATCTCTATAGTAAACTTCCAAAGGTTGTCGTTATCTTGGGCAGGAGGGTTTACGATCTTATAATAGTTACCTTTACTGTCTTTGAGTAGGTGCCCAGAATATACTTCTGCCAAGTCATATAGGTTGGCGTCAACGGTTAATTCTTTTTTATCCAAATCGTAATTGCTTGCGGCAAACTTTTTAACAATAACGCGGCGCTCTATGGGTATTTTTATAGTCTCCCAGACATCCCCTAGGCCCTGCTTAGAGTCTTCTTGTGTGCCTGTAAGCATAACCGACACATGACAAGCATCTTTAAGGTTGGTCGGATATCCGGCCTCAACCGTAATATTGTCGCCTTCGTTTGGGTCCCAGAATCTCTCAACCTGGCTATATAGATCTTCCCCGTCCTTTTCTAAAAGAACGCTTTTGTAACCGCCATATATTTCAGGTATAAGTACAGAGGTATTTGCAGTAATGGAATCCAAGCCTTTGCGCAAAATAGCTACAAGGGTGGGTTCTGATAGACTAACCACTAAACACCTCTTTTACGATCTCACTTAAAGAGTTTTTGATAAAATCTTCGATTCTTTCAAAAGCCTTTAAACCAGGTACTTCTTTGTGGCGATACCAATACTCAGAAGGATCTTGTCTTGTGGACGCCACACGGAAAGTTGTGTACTTTCGCTGAGCACCAGAACCTCTCTTGACTTGCTCAACTCTTAGTCCTTCTAATAGAGGTATGCCTCTTTTAGATACTGGACCCTTGGTAACGCCCCTGATGTCGGCAATCTTGCCAATTTTAGGTTCGCCGTCTCGTTTCTTAGATATGGCTGTGCCTATCTTGGCATCTTTTAATACTGCCCGTAAAGTTTTGGCCATGTCTTGGACCTTTTGGGGTGCCATTTTAGATACCCTAGTTGTCCCTTGATCTAGCGGAATCACTACATAACTGCCGCCGCCCTGCTTATAGGGCTGAGAGGCTGGACCTTGTGCTAGTTTAGGTAGCATTGGCCCAGGTTGTAGGCCTTCTTCAATCCAGCGAGCTTTGGCGGCCAGCTTAATGATATATCCATCCTGTACCTTGTCAAAGGACATGGCATTGACGTATTGCTGCGCTCTTTTAGGGCCTAGGTCTCTTTGGGCAAATCCAACAATATTTGAATAGGCGGCCTTGGCTATGCCTTCGACCATGATATTGGCGCGACGCAATACTTCGTAACTGATTTGTTCAGCTACGGCTCGCTCCATTATCTCTCCCTTAATATCAAATAATTTCATTACTTCTTACCGACCACCTTTTCTGGCAGCTCTTTACCTTTGGACTTCTTGTCCCATTCTTTAACAGCAGCTTTGCCGCCCAAGGCTTTGGTGCCTGCCTTGGTATGTGCCCAGCGCCTTTGGGCTTCTGATTCGTAGGGCTTTTTGAGTG